AGGTCCGACTCTGAGGTGCCTGACTCCGTTTACTTATTTAGTTTTAGGTGTGTAAGCAACGCCGCGATACTTCAGCTTCTGCTCTTTCTGTTGAGCTTTCTGCTCCCGTACACGGGCATCCAATTCGACTTTAGTCATTGTTCGGAAAGAAGTGTCTGAGCCCCGTTCCATGCTCAGGCGGTATGCGTCCCCATTGGGGATGAACGTACGTTGCTTACTTCTTTTTCTTAGCAGTCTTAGCTGCCTTCTTAAATTGTGCAGCCGTCGGAGCACCTTTGGCTCCAGGCTTTCGCATCTTCTCACCACTACCAGCAGCGATACGCTTACGCTTGGCGTGGATGTTTGCATAGAGTCCAGGTTTAGCCATCGTTACCAAGTAGTAGGTGCAATAGCAAGAGTGCCGGGCTGACAAATCACACCTTGAGGAGACAACTCAACAAGGGTTTGACCAGCAGGGTATGCAAAGAGAAATGCATTGTCATCATCAGTAGGTGTGCAGTAGTATACATCCACACTAGATGTCTTAGGATTGTAAGCCATGATTAACCAATAGTAGGAGCAGTGAGTGCTACAGGAGTGGTTTCAGCTGCAGCAAGGTCCAACGGGAAGTTATGGGCATTACGTTCATGCATCACTTCAAAACCAAGGTTAGCACGATTCAGAATATCTGCCCAGGTGTTAATCACCTGCCCTTGAGCGTCGATAAGACTCTGGTTAAAGTTGAAACCATTAAGATTAAAAGCCATGGTCGAAACGCCCAAAGCAGCAAACCAGATACCAACAACAGGCCAAGCAGCAAGGAAGAAATGAAGACTACGGCTATTATTGAAAGATGCATACTGGAAGATCAAACGTCCAAAATAGCCATGAGCGGCAACGATGTTATACGTCTCTTCTTCTTGACCAAACTTGTATCCATAGTTCTGAGATACTTCTTCAGTCGTTTCACGAACAAGACTAGACGTAACCAGACTGCCGTGCATCGCGCTAAATAGAGACCCACCAAAAACACCTGCAACTCCAAGCATGTGGAAGGGGTGCATAAGGATGTTATGTTCAGCCTGGAAGACCAACATGAAGTTGAAGGTTCCCGAGATACCCANAGGCATACCATCAGAGAAGGAACCTTGTCCGAAGGGATAGACAAGAAATACAGCGGTAGCCGCCGCCACCGGAGCTGAGTATGCGACACAAATCCAAGGCCTCATNCCTAGTCGATAGCTAAGTTCCCACTCCCGTCCCATGTAAGCAAAGATGCCAATGAGGAAGTGGAAAACGGTAAGCTGGTACGGTCCCCCGTTATAGAGCCATTCATCAAGTGAATTAGCTTCCCAAATTGGGTAGAAGTGTAGTCCGATGGCATTGCTGCTCGGAACGACGGCTCCCGAAATGATGTTGTTTCCATACATGAGAGAACCTGCAACAGGCTCACGAATGCCATCAATGTCTACCGGAGGGGCAGCAATGAAGGCAACAATAAAACAAATGGTGGCTGCAAGGAAACACGGAATCATCAGTGTTCCAAACCACCCAACATAAAGACGATTTTCTGTACTGGTTACCCATTCGCAGAATTCGTCCCAAAGATTTTTAGTTTGGGGTTGTGCAATAGTAACCATGATAGTTAATTAAGACGTGTGACTTTGACTCGTCCAACTCCAGAACCAGTGAGACCGATAGCATCAGCCGCACCTTTACTTAGATCTAGGTTCCTACCATGAATGTAAGGACCACGATCATTCACCCGAACAACGGCACACCGCTTGAAACATACACGTAGGCGTGTTCCAAATGGTAGTGTCTTGTGCGCAGTAGTAAGGGCATGTTGATTGAATCGTTCACCGTTAGCAGTAAGGTTCCCATGAAAATTAGGACCATACCAACTAGCGATCACCGATAATGTAGTTAGAACAGGAATCATAATAAGAAAGCGAAGAACTTTAATATGACCGTCTACATATTCCCGTTAGGGAAGATCACCCCTTAATACGCGCCATTAAGAGGTGATTGTTACCGAGCGGGTTTACTTCTTTTTACCGCCGCCGTGCTTTTTACCGCAAGCCATAATTAAAATACTCCAGGGATAAGTTGACCAGTTACAGCATAAGCGCCGATGGCTGCAATGACACCAAGCATAGCCAGGCGACCGTTGAGACGTTCTGCACGCTCATTATGAGATTCGAGATAATTAGGATCCATATACATGGTGGGTTCTTTAGCCCAGATGTTAGTGTCGTTCATTAGTAGTTAAGTTCAGATCGTTCAAGTTTATTGAACACATCTTGACGATATGCAGGGTCACTATCGTAACGAGGATCACTCATTGCACGTACAACCTCTGCTTGAGAACGGAAGACATCGGCCTGATTACGAGGTGCGCTACCAGTCAGCAGCTCTCCTTCATAACCATTAGCATCTTGATAGCGATACTTCAAAGCTTGTACAGCAAAGAAGCAAGCAGCAGGATCACCCTTTTCCATAACAGCATCATACAACTCAACCTCATCTTCGGTCATGTTGTTAGCTGCCCAGGTGACCATGTTAGCATACTCCTGCTCACCACCAGCAACATCCTTCAGAGCAGATACATCTTCATCTGAGAGTGTTTCAGTCTGTTGGTTATTACGATATTCAAGATACATTTCAGCCAACTGAGTTGGATCCATCTCAGATAGCTGTTTGATGGTCTCTTCACTGTACTCTTCAGTTTGCGATTCTTCCCAAAGTCTTTCCAGGAAATCACTAACTTCTTCAGACTCTTCCTCGTCGTCGTCTTCTTCTACTTCTTCAGTAGTCTGTTCTTGTTCAGTAGAACGAGCTTCAGGGTCACCGAGTTTCTTTTGGAGTTCGATGTAGGCATTCTCAAGATCTTGAGCATCCTTAAATTTACCAGCCAGCAGTTGCTCTTGTTCAGCAGCTAGTTGCTCACCAATTTCCAGAGACTCTTGTTCTTCGGCGGAAAACTCACCTTCTTGATATTCAGTTGGATCGTACGTCAGTGTAGCCATTAGAGGTAATTACTTTTAGGTTACCCAGGCCAACCGTTTCCACTCGATTCGGTACACCAATGGTGGGACGGCCAACTTTGGGCTTTGGTGCATATTTGTTTTCCAGGGGAGTAGGGGTGGCTACTTCATCTGGAGTAAACTGTTCTTCTTTAGTCTCAATCTTAGGCGGAGACTTCCTGACCCGTTTGGGTCGGCTGGGTGTTACCTTCTCCATTTTGTTGTTCAACTAGGTTTGGATTTTTAGATGGGTCCAAAGCAGGAACACTAGCCAACGAAGAAGCTTGCTTAGTTAGTTCAAGTTCTTGTTGTTGTTCCATTGCTTGCTGTTGTTGTGCTTGAAGCTCCTGTTCAGTACGAACAAGATTCAGAACATCAATACCTTGAGATGCTGCCAAACGACGGACAGCTTCTGTCGGATCAATGAGATTCATCAATGACTCAGGACCAAGTGTTTGTGCAATCGTTGTAAGGAAAGCAGTAAGGCTTTCTCGATCTTGACCGCGACCCAAAGCATTTACACCTGCAACAATAGTAGGACGTACAATACCTTTAGGTAGGCGAGGAATGTCACCAGAACGTTGAGCGACATCAAGCTTACGGTTCAAATAAGGAACCAAGAACTCAACAGTCAGCAGAGAGAACAATCCACCAAGCTGCTGTTCAAGTTCCATCTGTGTCATGCGTACTTCTTCAGCAGTAGTACGCTCACTGTTCCGCACATTAAGAATCAGGAATGCTTCAGACAATCGACGTTCAAGAACACCAACCATCTCATAAGCAGTCCTGAAGTCTGCTGTCTTACCAACACTGATGGCTGCAATATCATCAGGTCGCCCTTGAATGATAGCGCCATTACCTGCACTGGCAAGTGTTTGAGGTTTAGTAGTAGAGCTAGGGCTGACAGTGAAGACAACCTTAGCTGCAACAGCAGAGCCTTCAACAAGTGCCTGCATCAATGCATCAAGAGACTTCAAATCTGCCAGGAACTCTTCAACCCTACCACGACCATAGGCTTCACCATCCACAGTATTGAACCGTAGAGCAAGCCAAGGGTTGGTTTCAATTGGAGCCTTACCAGCAGAGCCTGGGACAATCTCATCAAATACCTCTTGATGCCACACATACCTATTGTTATCACGTTTGATATGTGTGTATACATCCACCTCTTCATCACTGTCTTTGAAGGCAGCGGGTCCGTTCGGAAGTGTATCCAGAAACTTACCAAGAAGCTTGTGGTGTATTTTTTCTTTTGTGACTATTTCAACTACATTGCCGTTACCATCACGGTCTACAACATAGCGATTCAACGGGTATACCTTTAGGTTGTTTTTACCCATATAAATGAGAGCATTACCTCCCACTACCAGATGCTTGATTGCTTGATGTACTACAACCCTATCACTAGAAGCTGCAATAGAATCATTCATCATTCGCTCAATCTTAGAGAAACTAAGGTCAAGCTCTGAACGCACTACATCTGGAATCTCTTGTCCAAGTTGACTGTCGTTTACTTGAAGTTTGAAGAAACTTGTTTGGGGTGGCAACAAGGCTAGCATCAATTTAGATGCAAGCGTTACCACACCCTTAGCACCTACTGATTGCCAAGGGGTATTGAGAACCCTTCGACCAGAGGTGTCTTCATCTTCACGAATCAAGTAAGGCAGTGTCAACCTAGAACATTGTTCCGCTACATTGAGATACTGAGAACGATCACTAGCTAAATAATCATACCGTGATTTAGCTGTCATTTATTATTGACCAAGGTTGATTTGCATTTTTTGATAGGCACGGTTGAACTGCTTAGTACCGATACCAAGGAGACGGGCAAGACCTTTGCGTTGCTTACGGCGGATACCAAGAGCACCTTCACCTAGGGCAGCTCCACCAGTACCTGTACCCAGCATGGGTTCTTCCATCTCTTCTTCAGGTGGGATATACGGAGGAAGTTCAGTGCCGCCACCACCTTCAGGTGTAACACCACCGCCGGTACCATCATCAATAACCTCAGGAGGAAGTTCACCACCACCAGCACCGCCACCACCGATTGGCTTATAACCTACTCGGCCAGTCCGGGGATCAATCCTTGCGCCTTTGTCAAACAGACCCTTACCGGGTGTCCCTGCGCTGGCACCAACCATTTGTCCTTTAACCATACGCCCGGCAGTACCAGGAGTGCCTGCATATGCCTGAAGGGTTTTAGCCAGCTTGCTGGTACCAAACCCTTTCCAACTATTCCTGGTAGGCACTGCTGCTTGTTTAATGAACAGGTTAGCAGCACTAGCCCGAAGAGTACCGCCTCTTTTAGAAGTCTGGGTAACAGCTCTTTTTACATTACCACCAGCAGCTTTGATGATTTTTTTAGCCTCCTTACGGCTAATATCTTCACCTGCTCTTTTAATAGCCTTTCTCAGTTTTTTGTTTCTCTTAGCCATTGTTCTCGTCAGTTAGATAGTGTTGAATCCACTCGACCACAGAACGTTGGCCAGAGCGGTACATTATGAGATTAGTGGGATCATCCGGGTGGGGATTGAGTGGTGGAAAGTTCTCCTCCAGTTGCTGAAGAAGAACGTTGAGCTGAAGTCCTGAGACTTCAAGCATATTGAGGGAGATTGGGGTTTGCATGTTCAAAAAAGGCAGGCATCCGAGCCCGACGTGTGTCGGAAAGTTCGGGAGCCTTACCTTGATACATTAGGTTGTCGCTGGAATCCAGCCAAAATTTTTTGTCCAAATATTTATTGGAGGTATTTCTACCTAGGGGCTCTAGTACCCANTTGATGGTTGCCTTCCGGAGCTTATCCAAAGAAGGNCTCCAATTGAGACCAAGCTCACGGCAAATAAGGCTATTGCAGGCAACGTGGGTTTGCTCATCTCGGCTAATATCAGCGCTCACTGTACGCATACCGCTGTCCCCATTGAAACGGAGAAACGGTAATAGCACAAAAAAGATAGCTCTTTCAGCCACCATAGCCTTAAGAATAGTTTGGTCTGGGTGAGCAACCCAAGCATCCCTCAGGCGCAAGGCTTCGGCTTCTGCTTTTTCATCAATACCGTGCGCTTCTGCAATAAAACCCAAAGCTTTGTCGTGGTTAATTTCGTCTACGATATTACTTTCAAGAAGCTGCCTTGCTGCTTCTGGGACTTCATGTTTTAACGCTTCAGTGATGAAATCACCAACAGGTAGTTCCATATGCCTGATAGCGATAACACGCTTTAGTGTTTCGTATACTTCATCCTTTACTGTACCGGCGGTGACAGCTACTGGAGTCCATTTACGTTTGCGGTCTAGCAGTTTTTGATAGGGATCCATTTTGCTCCAAATAAGAGATAGCGTTTTTAAGTGATTGAATGTTGTCCTTAAATTTCCCAAGCCCAAGATTACAACTGTCGCAGATGAGTCCGCGCACTTTAGAAGTTACGTGATCGTGGTCTATAACGAGAGGTTCTTCGCTACCGCAAATCGGGCAATGTGGAGTAGATTCCACCATCTCCTGATATTCTGGTTGAGATAAACCGTATTTATTTTTTCTGTTACGAATGTGGCGGCAGGGCTTGCAGATGTATTCTCTACCAAATTTGCGAGACCTATCTACTGAAAACTCTTCAAGAGGTTTATCAATTTTACAGTCTGAGCAAACTCTACTCACCGCAGTTGCAGTCTGGAGCTGGGTCATTTAAAATAGAATTCAGATAGTCATCCACTTCAGATTCATTGAGAGCTGAGTATGCACTAGACTTGTCCTGCACGTCTCCCATTACTTGAAGTGAATAGTAAAGGGAGGTTTGAGGAGAATCCAACCACTCTTCAATAAAGGCTTCATCATACGTGATCACATCAGACCATGAGTTGAAGGAATAGCCATGAAGAAGTCCCGTTTTTTCCAGCATCGAAACGACGCCATTTGCTACATTGAAGTAGTCCTCCCAGCCAACTTCTGACGCGATCTCAACAGGACCATAATCAAAGCTCTGGACGCCAAATGTACCGCTGTCACGGTCTACCTGACGGGCGATGGGAGGTGCGATCTCAGGACAGGTAGTGTACCCATCGAGATCTTTGTAACGGTAGCTGCAGGATGCAGTAGGAGCAATAGCAAAAGCACGATCCATGTTATTAGCCTTTGCTACCTCAGCAGCAGCTTGGATACCAGCAGCCATCTCCTCAGCAAGAACAGTAGCGGGAGTGCATTCGTAATCGAGACCAGCGTTTACCTGTTGGAGGGCTTCACCGAATTGCTTATAGGTTACACCATGCCGCCTAAGCATGTTTGCCAACCCAAGGAGTCCGAGACCGACTTGGCGATCAGTCTCTGAAGGGAGGTACTCTCCGCTTTCTCCAACACCTGTTTTGCTGTGGAGGGAGCACAGTTCGGACATTCCGTTGACAAATGCACTTTGAATGTCATCGAGTTCACATCCGCCGAGGTTGACATGTTGCAATAGACATGTTCCGCGTGAGGGCAGGTATACCTCCAAGCATACGTTACCCCGG